TTCGGCGGAAGGCTGGCCTTCCCCACCCTCGGACGGGCAGCCGGGGCCGGCACAGTTTGCTTCGCCCTGCTTAGCAGGCAAATCATCAGGTGCATCTCTACCTTCCGCCTCAGCGAACGCGGCGTCCGCTCCGACACCGTCTTGCTCTGCTCCGGGCGGAAACTCGGGCATCGCATCCAACGCCGGAGGCGCCACAGAATCGGCTGTCCCGAGTGACTGCATTTCGAGACATTTCATCGCGTGGCTCTTGGCGCGATGATGGTGGGTGGGGACCCCGCAAGCCCAGATCTGAATCGGCGGGTTGAGCGGCTCCCGCCTGAAGCCGGCTGTCGCTGGCGCCGCGCGGCATGGCTCCACCGCGCGGCTAAGCGCATCGGATATGCCGGAAGCTTTCCAGCAGTCGAACACCGCTTCCGGGTTCGCCGGACGATCTACCAGCGAGATCTCGCTCAGCACCAGGCCGGTAATGGCCTTCGGGTTCCCAGGATCACGCAGGATGACCCGGCCCCCGATCGAAAATCCTCGATATACCTGGTTCTTGACTTTGGCAACCGCCACCGGGTCGACGACATGGGCGACAATCCGGGTCGTGCCGTCATCACCGACCTCGGCCTCGAGCGTCGTTCCGGCCGCCGAAAGCTGGTGCATCTCACGCAATGCCGGAAACCGCATATAGTCCGGGAGCGCCGCGCGGATCGCGTCGGCGCAAATAGTCTCACCCTGATCGTCCACCGCCTCCGATGTCGCGATCCCGTGCACGCGCACAGTTCCGTCATCCTGAGGTTCAACCTTCTGGATTGCGCCATAGAGTCGCATTATCACGATCCCGCTTATCAGCCTTGCACGCGCGTCTGGTCGCTCGTCATGTTCGCCGGGGCTCCCGGAGCGAGCCCGGATCAATCCCTGTAGCGCCGGAGGCGACTGGCGGCTGCGCCGTGGGCGCTTGAAGAGGCCTGCCAACCGCGCTCGCAAGCATGGCTATCGCTGCGAACACGCGGTCCCCTCCCATAGAATTGTCGGGGACGAGTATCTTGACTGCCGCGGCGGCAACGCCCGCCCAAACCGGGTCCCCTGTCACTAAATAGCAGAAAGTGCCGGCGAGGATGCCGAGGCCGATGACGGTGCTCGGCTGCGGTACCCATTGAAATGCCGTGTTCTTGATCATGTGACTATTACCTCTCAATTCATTGCGTCGACTTGAAAACAGGCCGCAACCAAGTGATCCACGCTTGCAGGACCCGGTCGCTGCGAGCGGCCGCTCGCGTCCCCGACTATCCGAGGCAGAGGACTGTTGCGTTGAGCTTGAGCACGCGGCCGTCGTCGAGTACAACCGTAGCTTCGAGAATGTAGGTGCCGCCGGCAGCGGCGCTCGGCATGCCGCCGATGGACGCGACCGAGAAGAATCCGCTACGCCTTTGCAGCGAGCCGTCGATTGGCGAGCGCACCTCGATCGCCGTCATGGCCGAAGTCGCCAATACCCGAGATTGTGGGGCCGGATCGGTTGCGGTCTGATAGGGGGCCAGCGTGCAGATCCAACTCGTCGAGACAATCGACGCAGCACCCATATCAGCGGTAAAATCAAAGGCAAAATTGTCGATTTCGCCGACTTCGATTGGGTCGAACGGCGTTGCCAATCGCATTAGCTGCTTCCTCACCGGCCGAGCGGCATATTGTCTCGCAACGCTTACGGTAGAAACGGCACCGCTTTGCTCATTACTTTCGAAAGAATCATCCCCGCGACGGCGTTGCACGGTGCATCGCTTAAGTCCTTCACAGTTTTGATCGTATTCGATTGAACTACCGCCGTCGTCGGCTCTCCGGGGCGTGCGGCGTTCGAAAGCCTGCCTTCACAGCGGCTTGAGCAGCCGCAATCGGCCGGGTGTGTCTAGGCGGCGACGTTTGCCGGGCGAAGTGAGCAGGCGGTCCAGCGAGACGAGCACGCTCGCGGGCAGCCCTGACCAATCGACCTGCAGCACCGCATCGGCGCTTAGCAGGGTCGCGATTGCTTCCATCCATTCTGGCGATATCGGCGCGCCCCAGGCGAGGGCTGCAGTGAACTCGCCGGTCGCTGCCAAATTGCGGAGCAATAGTGTCGGCCATTCGGTCGCAGCGCGCCATTCAGTGACGGCTTGTGCGGCCCACTCGATGCGGCCGGCCGTGTCTCTGGCAACCCCACTACTATCCTCGACCCGCAAACCGCGATCGCTGCGTAGGATCGTCAGCGACTCCAGCGGTGTCCGCAGATCGCCTCGCTGCGTCGCTATCAGCTCGATCCGCACCGGCTGGTCGACCCTTTGGGTCGGCAAAAGCGCGATCGGCATCCAAGCGTCCGCGGCAACGATCGTGACCGAAATTAACAGCTCCCAACATCCAATATCCCAATGGCCGCCCTGCGGGCGCGCCGTGCCGGCGATATCTGTCGCCCCGTTGGTTCCGTCTGCGGTGCCAGAGCCTTGTAGATCAGCCCCGGCTTTTTCTCGGAAATCGCCCGACGCGGCGGTCGTATTCTGAAACTGTTTCGCGTACGTCTTGCTGCCTGTAACGCCAGCAGGCGGACTGGCGAGATCGGTCATGCAGCTCGTGAAGGTTATCGTCGTAGACCCGCCACTAAGCGCGGCGCACCCAAATATTGCGCAATTCTCTACTGTAGAACTAGAGTAGACACAATGAATGGCTTCAATCGGAGGTGTTCCTACATCACTCGCGGCAACCAGATCACAGAAATAAAGATCTGGCATGCCAACGCCAGTGCTCAGCGAACCGGCCAGGATATACGATATCCCCGATCCTGCCGCCAATAACAAGGAGTTACGTATCTTCTGACCACCACCTGACACTGCAACCACATACGCTGAGGTCCCGGTCTTTACAAAGATACAATCATCCATCACGATCGAGAGTGAGGTACCCTCAGAAATAAGTACTCGGCCGTGAGACCCCGTATTCTTTATCTGTAAATTTGACAAAAACACGTTTGAATCGGTAATGGATATGGTCCCCGCGTAAGCGACGCTAGAATTTATCCCAACCCCGTTCGAGGAACTGTAGTTCAGCGCGTTGGTCTGGACGTTGGCGTTGTCGCGGAAACTCTGTCCTGGCCCTGTCGTCAAGGTGATCGTGTGGCTCGCATCGGTCGTGTGCCCCGACAGCGTCAGGAGCGTCGCTGAACCCGTGAACTCACTGTCGTTGTAGCAGTCGCCTTCGTAGCTGTTGCCGTCGGTGACGAGGTTCGCCGGCAACGATGCGGCCCAGGCTGCCAGGGTCGAATAGTCGCGCCCGCCCCCCGAGCCGATGGTTTTGACGACGGTCGGCACTCAGTGCTCGCCGCCATGGGGGATCACGATCGGCGATCGCGCCGTCTTGATCGCGGCGATCGTCACCACGAATGGCGTTGGCAACACATACCGCGGCGCGGCCCGCGTGTCGTCGCAGAACCAATCCTGCAGATCGGCGGGGACCAGCTGATGACCCAAATGCGGATAGAAGCCGCGGTATTGCCAATGTGTCGTTGGGTTGTCATCCATGTCGCGCTCAGGCAGCAGCGGACTCAACATGGGCTCGATGTCTGTTTCCATGGCCCCCGGGCAGGCCAGGATGCGGAACCATGGATGCCCCAGTTCCGCGCTGCCCCAACGCCACCCATCGGGTTGTGCGGTGACGACATCGTAACGCTTCGGCAGCTCCGCAATTTGCCGCAGTGATGGTTTCGGAACCGATTGTGTCGAGTGATCCCACGCGAACAGGAGGAGTTCGGCCATCTATTGGTAAGCCTCGTTCCACCCGGTGTTGTGCTCCGAGACGTCACCCTGCGATGTGCGGTGCGAGTAGACGCACCAGGCCCGGCCGACCGAGAGCTCATACTGATCGCGGAAGGATTTTGCCGCTTCGGCCCCCATCCTCTCGAGGTAGGGGTCCATCCAATTCGGGACGACGTGACCGAGAAACGTGAACTCGTGGCGTGCGTTGGCCTCGATCAGGACATGGAACGGCCCGTCGTGCTCGACATCGACGGTCAAGGCCCACTCGCCCTCGATCGGCGATCCGTCCTCGCGGACCATCTGAACCCACTTGCGGACCCGCCAACGGCCGGCGAAGCAGATCGTCGTGTGATCAAACCTGTGGGTGTGGCCCTCGACCTTGTGTCCGAGGCGCAGGCCATCGCGCCCGCCCATAGGCCGGATGAAGACGTTGCCGGAAATCCATTCCATGTGGTCGCTTCCCGTCTCTCTCCGATCCGATCGTCTACGTCGTCGTGCCCTGCGTTCTCAGATCGGCCGAGCCCTTGTAGGCTGCGGTGCCGGCGGGCAAGGTCAGCCGCAGCCAGACGCCCTGCGCGCCGGCTGCGTTCGGTGCTGCCCCGGAGGGCAGGTTGCCCGGGCTCGGCACGCTGACCATGGCGGGTTGCGTGACGAACGAACCGATGCCCGCGGAAGGGGCGGTCTGCCGGTTGGCGGCCGTTCCGGTGTCGTTCGATGTGGCCGCCAGTGCGAGATCAAGCAGCGCACCGGAAGGCAGGGCCGGCGTCTCGTTCGCCACTTGGATCTGCGCCCCGGTCAGTGCTGTCGCAGCGCTGTTGTTGACGACGAACACCTTTTCGTAATAGATGCGCTGAGAGCCGGTGGGCGCGTCGGCAGCACTTGTTGAAAACATGCGGATGACTGCAGTAACCGGGTTTGGTGAAATCTCGAACAGCATCCCCTGCAGGATCTTGTAGGTGGTCGTGCCGTCCGGCACGGTGCCCCAGTCGCGGCTGACCGCGACGACGTCAGTGCCGTAGCCGGCAGTGGCGACGATCTGCCGAAGCTGGTTGGAGCCGGTGCCGTTCCTGGTCCAAATGATTTGCCCGGCGGAAACCCCGGCGCCGTCACCCGATTGCAGCTTGAACAGCGCCGGTGTCGTGCCGCTGTGATTGGCAGACCCGGTCCCGGCGGTGCGGACCGTCGTGTCCGCCGTCACCGACCCCGAAGGCAGCACGCAGCCATGCGCGGCCAGAGCCACGTCGCCAACCGCCAGCGTGCCGCCGGGGTTGACCACCGGGCCGTTTGCGCTCGCTCCGGAGAGTGCCGCATAGAGCAGCCGTTCCAGCGACAGCGACCCGGTAGCCCAGTTCTGACCATTCAAGGTCAGTGTCTGGTTCTGGATCGCACCGGTGGCGTCTCGCCCGTAATAGGCGATCTTGGTCGTGGTGTCGCTCGAAGCGCTGGAAATCGCGTCGAGGGTGCCGGCGGGCGCGACGTCGTAGAATGCGACACGGCGGCTGAAGTCGATAGCGCCGCCCACGGTGGCCCCGTCCGCTTCGGGCATGTTGGCCGAGCCATAGACGACGATGTCGGATGGCAGCACGCTCATCGGAGGCTCCTAGCTTTCTTCGACGTCAGATCTGATTGCGCAGTTAACGGGTGTCGCTCGCCACCCGCTCGCGATCACCCGAATGAGACGACCGCGACCATTCTGCCGCGGCCGCTACGCCGGGCTGGCTTTTGCCGCGAGCGCGTCGCGCAGCAACACTGGTCCCTGGGCGGTCAGGAACATCGGTTCGTCGCCGCCTTCGATCGGAGCCAGTCCGAGAATGTCCCGCGCCTCGTTCAGGGTGTAGATGCCGTCCCTGACGTAGCCGGTGAGGGCGGCGGGCTGATCCTTTGGATCCGTCGACCGCCTGTCCAACCAGACAAATTCGAGGTCGCGATGGCCCATGCGGTTCTGAATGACACTGTCGACGAGCCGCTTGACCCAGCCCATTAGCGGGGCCAGCCCCTCATCGAGAGCCGCTTGCTGCGCGGCTTGCGCGGTTGCCCGGTTGACCTGCGGGGTGAAGGCAGTCGGCGGCAGCGAGAACGCATAGCAGACGATCCGCGCCAACCATTCGTCGAAATCGTCTTTGTAAGGCGCCTCCCTGAAGGGCTGGTACTTGGCGCCGCTCGGCCCCCAGACAAGCCGTGTGCGGCTGCCGGTATTGCCGGCGAGGATCGAGTCGAACCAGTCCTGGAACTGACCGATCTGCTCGGCGTTCCAGCCCTCGGGCGCGTTCAGCAAGCCCGGCGGGACGTTCCCTTCTGTGAAGTGCTGCAGTTGCATGACCTGCCGGCGCAGCCCGATGTTGACCGTCACGACGATCTGCTCGATAGGGCTGAACCCATAAGCCTTGTGTGGCCGGCGGTTGCGCGGCAGGTAGATCAGCTCATCGTCGCGCAACAGGCGCCACGGATGCCCGCGGATCACTTGCTCGTACGCCGGCGCGGGTGGGCGCGGTCGGCGGCCGGTGTCGTCGATCAGCACCTTGATCGTCGACCCATCGACGACATCGAGGCCGATGACGTCGCCGCCGCGATTGCGGCGTATCTCGAAGGCCGGTGCATCGAGCACGAGAACATCCTCGAGCGCCTCGCGCAGCCAGGTGGCGAACGCTTGCTCGCCATCTGG